CTTGTACTGAAGAAATTCATTATCTGAACTATTCACTACACTTAATGAAAACGGGGACAGGAAATCTGTGGGTTTAGTGAGAAACTTTGTAGATTGTGTGGTCGATCCCGTGACATTTTTACGAAAATCATCTAACTGGCATTCTTTCAGAATGCGTTCTTCGGCATTCAGAATAAACCGGCTTAACTGACTTACGAAGGTACTTTCCGTATTCTCCGTGTAATCCTGTATGGCGGTCTTGAGGGTGGTAAAAGTAAAAGCCATGTCATGCGCTCACTGTTACGGGGCCTGCCGAAACACTTCCGCCGCCACCCCTGGTATTACCCATTGTCGCTGTTCCACTACCAGACGTGAACGAATAGCGGTCGGCATCTACTTTTGTAATGGAAAATCCACCGGAATCTCCAATAGCCGCAGCGGTAAACCCATCAAAGGCTTCCGGGGAACGAAACCGCACGGTATCCCCGGTGCTCCGCCCGTGACCGGGTTCTATCACAGTTATAACAGCCGATCCGCCGCTTCCAGAAAGAAAGGGGCTAAAGGGCAGCAGAACGGTAACTGCTGGTTCTGTTCTATCTGGACGTGGGTTGCGGAGGGCCTGGGGATCCGCAGTGGCTTTTGCGGGGATCAACTGCGGCTGCTTGCTTTCCCATTCATCTTTCCCCACCAGCATTCCAGTCCACTCTTTGCGCATGTCTCTAAGTTTATAAGCCACACCGGATCGATCCGAGATCCCAAGAGCATGTTTTTCAGAAGCGAAGCGCGCCATCACGAAACCGCGCTTAGAGAACTATAGGTGGGCACCAAAGTAAGATTCACCTTATCTCGATCTTCTTCGGCTGCCCGTAAGAACTCCTCTTCGTACAAAGCCTTCAAAAGCTGGACCCTCTCTGGTGCCCTCTTCAAGGCGAGATAGTAGGCTAGCCCTGCGGCTAGGCAGGGGTAAAACCTGAACGGTACTTCGACGGTGTTCACCGAGGCATCGGCATCGTCAATACGAACCAAGCGATCATAGATAAACTGATCTGTGCTGTTTTCGGGGGTAGGCCACACTTTGACCGTAGGGGTGATAAGGCGGTCTACGTAAAACTGGGTGGGACGCCCGGATGTGGATTTCGTGGCGATGTTCAGATAATCATCCCGACTAATTCTCGGCATTGCCACGTCTGAGCCACTTCTGCGTAAGACCCCGGAGAGAATATCGACCGTGGATTGAGTGTCCTCTAACGATGCCGTAGATGTAGTGGTTGTCGTGGCGGAGCTGGAGGACCCTGTTATAGTCTCGCCAGATGTGAAGGTCCCAGAAGGGACCGTTATTGTCATGGAGGTAGAGTCTGGCTTCGTTATAAGAGAAGCCGTGGCCGTGCTACTCCCCCCTGTGATTGTCTCCGCTATAGTAAAACTGTCGCTATCACTAACAGAAAGAGTGATGGTTCCTACAGGGTATTCTGCGATTCCATCAGCAACGGTCTGGGTAACCTGGTTGATGGTCCATCGATTAAGGCCCCGGTTGGCCCAATCCGCGAATAACAGGTTTAGAGATCTGCGGGCCGTTCTGGCGTCATATCCGGTGCGAAGCTCTAAGCCACAACGCTCGAAAGCTTCCTCTATATATTCCGCTACATTAAGTTCAAAGTCCTTAGACCCAGAGACCGCCATAATATTCGAAACCCTTCATGTTAGCCCCAAAGAGCGGCCCTTATGGCAATCCCCAACTGACCAAGAACCAGGAAACCTACGGCCCACAGAACCTTTTGAATACCTTCAACCGATTTCTGAAGATGGTACAGGTCGTTGTTTTTTAAGGTTTGCAGTTGCTGGACCAAAAGTTTGAGTTCTCCTCGGATCTCAATGATTTGAATCTCGTTCTTTCGATCCAGCCCCTCCATGAGCTACACCATCAGTACTCTTTTAAGCAGTAAAGAACTATCGAATAAGTATCCCCACTGCTATGACCCACAGTCGTAAACTTTATGTCGCCGGTCTTGCCGGAACTAGATACGTTAGGGATACCGCCGATATCGGAGTAGTCCAGCGTATCGGAGTAGTCAGCCGGAAGTTCTGCCGCGATAACATTGGTGGTGGCATCCCAAAGAACCTTGACGCCCATCCCAACATTCGTAAAGGAGATTTTCTGAAGACGAACTCCGGTGCACGCAGTACCTTCCGGTGATTCCGAAAGGGCCGACACATCTACTTTAGTAACTGCCGATTCACCCGTACTGTCGCTGGTATTGGTGCAGTAAATTACCGCTGTCCGAGGTCCGTCAACTACCGAGGTGGTGGTTACAGCATCGGCCATAGAAACCTCCTTTTAAAAGAAAAAGAGAGCTAACCCCAATTCCTCTATGCAATCTGCACATATTCAATAATAAAGGTGAACGAACCCGCTGTGGTAGCATCTACTGTATTGGTGATATTGCAGTAGATCGTTCTTTCTGCGGAAGTATACTGCACGGAGGCGGGAGCCGTTGTTGTACTTTCAGTCTGTGTAACCAGAGAAGGCAACGTCACGTTGCCAACTACAACAGTCGTGCCACCATCCAAGATCTGATCCGTGACTGCCGCGACAATCTGTGCGCCAGAACTCGATGTTCCAACCTCGTAACCAATATCGCCCGATCCAATTACAGGAGCCGTAGCGCAAAAAATCTTGATATTGGTTATGATGGTATTGGCGGGTTGAGTAAACTCACCAATAGCAGGGCTGTCGCCAGCCGTGGTGTTTACTGTAACACCTGTCGCGTAACCAACGTGCTTGATGTACTTGTTGGTGAAAACACCTGTAGACGCCTGAGAAGAAGTTTCGGTAACAGCCCCAGTTGTCGAGGCGATATTTATAACCTTAAAACCATTCTCTGAACGAACGGCTCCGTTGAAAGTTGTGTTAGCCATTTGGCTACCTCCTTACAAAGGTTTTGCCCCAGTGTCTTGTAAGCGTCTGCTGGGCCAGTCGCTAGGGCTATNAAATCCCAGAAAAAGGGGAGGGGCGAACCCCTCCCCCCATTTCTTTACGCGCCAGGAGATCCAAAGATACCGCGAGGATCCGACCAACCAAACGCATAGCGTTCACGGGCCTTGTACCTCACATTGCCGGTATCGAAATCACCCTCCATGGAGGTTCTAATCGNGGTCCGATTGAAACCTTTAAGTCCATTTGGAGCGTCCGTCATAATGAACCACGCATCCGTATCAGTAAGGAAGTGGTTAACATCATAGCCTTCAGGGAGCATTCCCATGTTCCTTACGGCATTGATATCGTTATCCGCTGTACCTACACGAAGCGTAGATTCTAACAACCGATCCGAGGTAAATTGAAGTTCTTTTGGAACAACCATTTTGATACCACGAACCGCCACTTTCAGTCCTCTTTCATCNACAAACCCTGCAATATCAATGAGGGCTTGTTCAAGGCTTGTCTCATTGAGATCGGCTGCTGTTGAAAGTTCATTACGGAAAGTGCTGCCACTTACCAAAGTATGCGCGGTNGAACAAAGTTCCAGGCCGTCACCTCCGGTGTAGCTGCTGTCAAACGCATTGTTAAGAACCGCTGCGGCCTTAACTTGTTTGGTCTGGCTCATGCTACGGGCCAAAGCTTTCGTATACCTAGAAGCCAGACGATCATAAAGATTGTCTTCAACCGCTTCTTCAGTAATGGAGAATGCGAGTGCAATAGTCTCCATGGTATACCGAGCCGTGTAAGCTTCCTGCGCGTCGTCATATGAGACGGCAGAGCCTTCACTTTTGGTTGGCGCAGTTCCGAAACCACTCAACATGACCTCTTCTTCAAAGGCACGATCTGAACTTTCCATAGAAAAGATCTGTTCGTGTTCTCTGTCGTAGCGGTCATACTCAAGACCAAACAAGGCATTTAGACCGGGTTCCAACTCTTTAACAAGTTGTGCTCTACTAATAGCCATAATTCAACCCTCCTAAACGCCGGTAGTTGAAACAGTACCAGCCGCAATAGCACCATTTGCACTATTGTAGTGGTTGTTCAACCGGACAAGAGCAGGAATACCCGCCGCCGTAAAATCTTCGTTGGCGGCATCTTCTTCCCAACCAAGAACACGAAGATTTAGTGTGTCCGTGGTGGCAATTGCCCCAACATCAAATTTTGCGGACGACAGTCCAGTGGTTGTACTACCACTGGTGCCAGAGTCAAAACCTGTATTCGCAAATACAGCAGCCCTGGCTGTAGCCTTACTCGTCCATGTGGCATCCGTTGCAATAACAAAGATTTGCATCGGATCATCTGCTACGAAAGCCCGCACAGGATGATTACTATCTGCTCCTGATCCAGGCCAATAATTACTCCACGTAGGTTTTCCCGTGGTGCTGTTGACATATCTGCACCCCATAAAAGCACCAAGCAAACCAACACTGCCACCTGCCGCAGCCCCTACAATGTCAATATACCCCGTTGCAAGGGGAATGACTGGAGAGCCGTAATAGATTGCATTGCTGTTTCCGTTGGCGATTTCATACATTGTATAGCCGGAAACACCCGTGGAGTTGGAATTCTGACCCACCTTACCAACAGGTCGAAGTCCCCAAGCTCCATTAGTATTCGCCATGGTATTTGTCGCTCCTTAAAGCAAAAGTTAATCCAAAACAGGCGACCCTAAGATTTCTTAGGACCACCAAACGTAACACGCGATTGTCGTTCAGGCTTCTGAATCGCCATCGAATGATGCTGCGTCTCTTTTAAGAGATCGTGATCAACGGCCTGCATAGCTTCAGAAGTTCTACTCTTGAAATAATCAGTCCGTTCTTCAACAATCTCTACTGGAATACGTGCCAGTAAAAGTCCTCCTACACCAAAGACGCCTTCATATTTGCCAGAATCAATGGTCGGAGCTTCAAATTCAGGGTATTCTTCTTTTCGGACCAACTCCCACCCTTCTCTCATGCGGGCGGAAACATTTTTCCGATCATCAAAGCCCCTAACTTCGGCTCTTATCCATCGATGGGCATAGCCTTCCGGTGGGTCGGGAGCGTCTAATAAAGACGGCGGTGCCCAAGGCTTCCGGCGTGGTTTTGCCGTACGTGTCTCGGACGCGCGAGGAGTTCGATCAACATTTGTATCTTTCATAACATCGTTCCCATCACGTAATAGTCTTGTGTTTCGCGTACTCGTCAAGTGGCACCCCTAGTTTTTTAGCGATAGCTACTTCACTAGGAGAAAGTCTTACTGTTTTGCGCCCAGAACTACTGGAGCGAACGGCAGAGGCGACGGCCTGTTGGGGACGGCGACCTTCTGTTACGGCGACAACTTCCCCTCCGGCAGTGCCGTTAAATTTATGAGGAAATGCCTCCTGCATTCTTCTGTCTATCTCATCATAATAGTCTGGATTATTCGTGTCAAAGCCTTCTTTTTCAACTAATGTCTTATGAATTCCAAAAGCGGCGAAAGTCATGGCGTCATCTTCGCCAAACCACTCGTTCTTACTTGCCCAATCCTCTGCTTTGGGGTCCGCTCTTACAGGAACCTTTTCTTGTGGCAAAGGCTGCTGCATTTGCGCTTGTGCCTGCGCCTGCTTAACAAAGGCTGCTTGCTCAAGTTTCGCGGCCTTAACCCGCTCCTCTTCAATGGCTAGTTGAGCCATCTTTTTATTTAAATCGACCTGTTCAGAGGTATTGTTGGTGGCAATAGCCACCTCCAAATCTTTCTCAAGCGCAGACGATTGAGAAGCTATGCGGTCACCATATTCATTTACATAGCCTGCATCCAAATCATGCACCCGATTTTTCAGGGAAACATTTTCTTTCTGCATACCCTGGGCGAATTGTAGGGCAGCTTGTTGCTGCCTTTCAGCCTCGCGCAATTTGCGCGTCATCTTATCGATGCGTTTTTGAACTTTCTGGCTATACTCTTCGTGTTCGCCATCGCCGGAATCTGCCGCAACTTCCGCAACAGATTCCACCTCTACGTTCACAGCTTTTCCTTCTGAGGGAAGATCAATCATTTCTTCATTAGTGTCTGGCATGGTCGGTCTCCATGTTACATGTGCAGGATATCTTCTGGATCCTGGATAACAGCGATGATTTCATCATCATTTAAAATACGAACTTCTCCCCCATCAATCTTGAACCTTGCTCCCGCATAACGGCCAAAAATCACCCAGTCCTTCTCCGCGCACCACGGGCCTTCGGGAAACTTCTTCTTATCTTTGTAAGCAAGCGGCCCCACCTTTAATACGTAGCCACATACCGTGGCTACCGCTTCACGATCTATGACCTGATCTGGAAGCAAAACGCCACCTTCTGTTTTACCCTTCCCTCTATAAGGAAGAATAAGGATTCGCCAGCCCGAGGGCATCGGCAAACGCTCCATGGAGCTTTGATCAATTTTAGTTGGATCCAAAACCTTTTCTTCAGGCTTTGTGTAAGCTTTCTCCAAGGAAACTACTTTTGCGGTCTTGTCTTGGACAGTCATTTTATATCTGCGCCTTTAGCAATTAATGGGGTCATAAGCGTCATAATTCTTGGCCGGAAATAGAACTCCCCACGGATCTTATGTTCATATTCCTCTTCTATCTGCTCTTGTTCATCATCCTCTTCTATCTGATTTTGGATAGAATTCTCGATGAGGTCTTCTTCACGCTGTCTCTCTAGTTCATCTTCCAACAAATATTGTTCTTCTTTTTCTCTTTCTTGTTGANAATTTTCCGCGTCAAGCTCTTCCAACAGTGCTTGCTTAACAGCACCCATATCTTATTCCTCCTGCTTGTCAAGGATTTGCCTTAATTCCGCACCAATATAATCTAAAGATTCCAAAGAACCAACTAATCGAGCGTATTCTTCCATATCATTAGGTGACCCAGACTCTAGCATTTGCGTAATCCGGTCACGCCGCTCTTTTATAACCTTTAAAAGATACTGCGCTAAATAAACTTCTTCCATTATTTAGTAACACCCCTTTGCTTTTCCCAGGTTCGTAAGCCGCCCAATCCCAGCATCCCAAGAAGAACCGGCATCATGGTGCTCATATCAAGACCGGGAAGATCAATTAAATGACCTGTTTGCGCTAGGACAAACTGCGCTATAGG